ATATGTTACAGATTTATTCTGAGTCAAAAAGAATTAAAGGGATACTGTCTGATTTATTTAATAATGTTCTTGATGTAAATACTAATTTACCAATGTGGACTAGGAACACATGTAAGTACGGTGATAACTTTGTTTATTTGAAATTAGATTCTGACAAAGGAATTGTTGGTTGTATGCAACTTCCAAATATTGAGATAGAACGTTTAGAGAGGGGTATGCCAGCTCAAGCGTCAAAACAAAATATAGAAGAACCGAAAGAAAATAGAGGATTAAGATTCAAATGGAAAGCTAAGGACATGGAGTTTAATTCATGGGAGATTGCTCACTTTAGATTATTAGGTGATGATAGAAAACTTCCTTATGGTACATCTATGTTAGAAAAAGCGAGACGTATTTGGAAACAACTTTTACTATCCGAAGACGCAATGTTAATTTACAGAACTTCAAGAGCACCTGAAAGAAGGGTATTCAAAGTATTTGTCGGAAACATGGATGATGCGGATGTTGAACAGTATGTACAACGTGTTGCCAACAAGTTCAAAAGAAGTCAGATTGTTGACAGTCAATCAGGAAATGTCGATATGAGATTCAACCAAATGGCGGTTGACCAAGATTATTTTATTCCTGTTCGTGATGCCGCGGCGCCTAACCCAATAGATACGTTACCAGGGGCTCAAAATTTAGCAGAAATTGCCGATATCGAATACATTCAAAAGAAACTTGTAACCGCCCTGAGAATACCAAAGGCTTACCTTGGTTTCGAAGAGACTGTCGGAGACGGTAAAAACCTATCATTATTGGATATTCGTTTTGCTCGTACAATCAATAGAATTCAAAAATCTATGATTGCCGAATTAAATAAAATTGCAATCATACACTTATTTTTATTGGGGTTTGAAGATGAACTAGGTAATTTTACATTAGGTCTAACAAACCCTTCAACACAAGCTGATTTGTTGAAAATTGATGTATGGAAAGAGAAGATTGTACTTTACAAAGATGCAGTTACTGCTATCGAAGGTATTGCTCCTGTGTCAGTATCATGGGCGAAAAAACATGTATTAGGATTCTCTGATGAAGAAATTAAACTTGATTTACAACAACAACGTATTGAGAAAGCGGTTGGTGCTGAATTAACTAATACTGCAACAATTATTACAAAAACAGGTATTTTCGATAATGTTGATAAGTTGTACAAATCAGTATCAGGTGGAACTGAAGGAGGACCTTCCTCTCCACCACCTCCCCCTGATGGAGAAGATATGCCTCCACCACCTCCTGGCGGTGAAGCGGATGTCACACCTGAATCATTTAACAGAGATAATTTAAAAATACTATTGGAGTCTGATAGTTTAACTGACGAAGATTCATACATAGATTTGTCAAAAGGGAAAAACTATTTGGGAGAAATGGAAGCTCAACTAGGAAAACTTTTGAGAGATTGATATTTATAATTAAAAAGTAAAAAATGGTAAAGTTCGGTGTATTAAAATCAAAAATAGAAAAAGTATTATTGGAATCCTATTCAAATAATACTTTCAAAGAAGAATTGAAAAACTTCAAAACTAACGTATTGGATAAAAAAAATATCGCAAAGATTTTTTATCTTTATGATGAATTAAATTCTAAAAAGGGATTAAATGAATCTGTTGTTAATGATTATGTTAACGAATGTATTGTTATCTACGAAAACTCAATTAACAAGATTAAACCATCTGAATTACAAGTTTTGAAATATTGGACTGCAAAGATTAACACCGTAAACGAATACGAAAATATTGACAATTTATTTTCAACAGATGTTTTGACAATAGAATCTCGAATCAAAAGCAAAAAGTTAATCTCAGAATCACTAAAAAAAACAAAACCTATCGAAAAAGAAATTGTTAAGTTACCAATGAGCACTATGATAAGTGTTGCTAACAAAACAATTCAAAACTATATGGAATCTCTTAACGAAAGTGAGAAAAAAGAACTCGTTCAATTTTTAAATTCTGATGATAATGAATTAAAAACAAATTTCAGTTCTCTGAAAGAAAGTGTTTTAACAAAACTTGAGACGTTAAAAGAAAGTTCCGATTCGGAAACTATTGGTAGGATAAATGAAACAATCGAAAAAGTTTCATCAGAAAAATACGATAAACTCACCTATTTCAAATTAAAAGGACTAAAAGAAAAACTTTAATCGTTATTTAATTTGAATTTTTTGTTTACGTAAATTGCTTTTAAATTCTGACTTCTTTTCTTTTCCGAAGGTTTAACATAGGTCTTACGGTTGTTTAATTCCGTCATTTGCCTTGTTTTAATCACTTTACTCTTATATTCTTTAAGAGCTTTTTCGATGTTATTTTTTTTGACTTGAATAATTATCATTAATAAGAAATATTACGAGAGTTGGGTTTTTTTGACTATTGATACAAATATACTTATTTTTTTTGAAAATAAACTAAAAAAATATGAATATTAATGAAAAAGGGGAAAACCTCTCGAATCCAAGGATTCAAAACCGTCAAAGTACTTTATGGAACAGTTGATTCGATAAATTTAAAATCCGTTTACCTAAACACTCAAACTTGGGTACAACCAATCAAAGATTCGGAAAATTGGAATAGGGTTGTTCTAAATTTCAGTAGAGAGATTAAACACGTTATTCATGATACTTTAAACAGGTTAATGTTCGATGACTATTTTATTGTCGATGTTGATTTGAGGTCGAGTGGAATTGCAGTTGGAAAAAAATCTTTTCTAAACCTTGAGATTAATTTTTATTTAAAAGATACAAGTGTAGAATTTAAGTCGAATAAATTGAGGGATGAACTCAAAACAGTTATAAAAAATATCATTCAACACAACTTTAAAAAGAATGAATATTTTAAGTTCCATCTAACTAAAACTGTCAAACAAAAGGAAAAACCTATCAAAACGGAAACTCTTTAATATTTATTATAAAAAATAAATAATGGAACTACAAATAATCAGACCAGGTCAAACAGGAAAGGGAATTCTTATCGAGGAAGATGCTGGATTTATTTCACCAAATAATGAAAAAAATTCATATATTTTAGAACAAAAGAAAATGTTGGATTATTCCAAACCTTTTGAATTCTACGCAGTACTTCAAAAGTATAACACCCCAAATAGAAACGGAAGAATTTATCCTGAAAGAATATTAAAAAGAGAAGCTGAAAATTATAAGAAGATGATTCAAAAAGGGACATCCCTTTCAGAGTTGAATCACCCTGAGTCATCACTTATTGACCTTGATAGGGTATCTCACATAATCACTGACGTATGGTGGGATGGACCTGTATTAATGGGTAAATTAAAACTATTAACAAGTCCAGGTTTTCATGAAAGAGGAGTGTGTTCTACCAAAGGGGATTTAGCCGCAAATTATTTGAGACAAGGTGTAACATTAGGTATTTCATCAAGAGGTGTTGGGTCGTTAAAAAAAGTTGGAGAACAAAACGAAGTTCAGGACGATTTTGAACTTATTTGTTTCGACCTTGTATCATCACCATCTACACCAGGCGCCTATCTTTTCTCTGAACCAAATGAGAGATATGAATTCGAAGAAAATTTGGAAGAAGAAAAAAAGATGAGAATAGAAAGAGAAGTCGGACCGAATGCAAACAAATCACTTGACTTAATGAAAAAATTGTCCGATTATTTGGGATATTAAAACATTAAATTATGGACGAAAAGTATTTCATCGCAAAAATCACCATTGATATGGTTGATTCAGAATCTGGAAAGATTAAGAAACAAAAAGAAGAAAAGTTGGTTAAAGGTTATAGCCCAACTGATGTAGAAGCGAAAGTAACCAAAGTGTTCGAGAGTTATACTCAAGATTGGAGGATAACCTCAATTGTTGAAAGCAAAATTGATGAGGTGATAGAATAATTCAAGTTTCAATAATTTATAAACAATTTAAAAGGAGGTCTTATGACCTCCTTTTTTATTTTACGGATATTTATTAAAATATCATGAAAAAATTATCCATTCTAATAACAGAAAGTCAGTTAGAGCCAATTGTTGAGCTTTTCGTAAAAAAACCATCCGACCCAATATCTCTTCACATAAGAGATTTGTTGAAGGACGTTTACAAACCTTTGGGAAAATGGGGTAGAATACAGAATCCTGAAAATAACTGTGAAACAGGGGAAGGGGTGATTGGTGTATATCCTCATATCGAAGGAGAAGATGATTGGTCAATTCTTAATCGATTTGACACAAATTCTAAGGTCAGACAAAGAATGAGAGAGATATTCGCAAAAGAAAATCCAACAGTTAACGATAATAATGATAACTTATTCGTTGAATGGATGAAAAGCAACAAAGAAAACCTATTCAATGGAAAGTACACCGAAGAACTTGTTGAGTTAAATAGAGAAACTATCAACAAAGGAAATGAAAATGAAAAATTTGTAATTAAAATTTTACAGGATTATTTTGGGGTCTCGACAGAAATAAAAAGATTTTGTTCGGGAGATATCAGAGATACGAAAAAAGGAATGGACATATCTGTGAAGATTGGTAATAATATTTTATATATCCAAGTAAAACCATTTATTAAAATAAATAGTTATATAGATGCCTCAGAAGGGGATACTTTTTTTCAATTAAATTCTTATTTTGACCCATCCAGATATTCAGAGAAAAACGTGGACATTTTCTTTTTTGTTAACGGAACTGAATACGTTGCGTTTCAAAATGACAGAAAGAAAATAAAACAGTCAACTCCAAACATAACTAATTTTTACGAACCATATCTTTTATCGAATATTGTTTTCGACAAACAACCGAAACCAAAAATTTATAGGAAAGCAACTGCGGGAAAACAGGAAGATGTTAAAAAACTTTTTAAAACATCACAGAGAAAATTAGATAATCTTATCTTCAAAAAACAAGCGTTGGAAGACTTGATTAATGCCGAAATGGAAAAAATAAAATCCATGAAGGGAGAGATTTAATTTTCAAAACAAATCAAATATTTATTTAAAACTAAAAAAAACATTTCTCTAAAAGTCGAAAAAACGATTTTTTGAGAAATGGTAATATTTATATAATAAAAATAAAAACAAAAATGGCAAAAGAAAAATCTTTAGTAGAAGAGGCAATCATCCAAATGAAAAATTTGGAAGAAGCAGTTGCTGAAAACGCAAAAGGAATACTTGCTTCAACAATGAAGGAAGAAATCAAAGAACTAGTAAAAGAATCTCTATCTGAACAAGAAGAAGAAGATGCAGAGGTTGAAACAGAGGATGAAACAGATGTTGAAATGGAAGAACCTGAAATGGATGACGAAGAAGAAGGTGATGACATGGAGACTGATAATGAAGACGAAGATATGAGCATGGATTCAATGGACACCATTGACCTTAGAGGAAAATCTCATGACCAAGTATTACGTGTTTTTGAATTGATGGACCCAGAAGACAAAATCGTTGTTACGAAAGATGGCGCTGGTAATATCAATCTTAAAGATAACGAATCGAACAAAGAATATATGATTGTTCAGGAAGGTGAGGAAGACGAAGAGGAAATGTTTGAAATGTGGGATGATGAAGAATCATCTACATATGACGAAGAATCTATTGATGATATCGTATCTAAAGTTTTCAACAATAAAGACGAAGAAGAAATGAACGAAATGGAAGACGAAGAACTCTACGGAGATTCTGAAGAAATGGATGATGAAGAAATGACGGAAGAAGACATGGATGAAATGGATTCTGAAGAAATGGAGGAAACCATTTATGAAATCAGTTTCGAAGACGATGAAGAGGACGAAGAAGAGGAAGACATGGAAATGGATGACGAAGAAGAAATGGATTTCGAAGATGAAGACGAATTCATGATGGAATCTAAAATGAAAAAGTCAATGAAACCAAAAGGTGTCGGAATCGGAAAAGGTCCTAAAAAAGACATCTATTCTAAAAATCCTAATACAAGTGGAGGTTTTAAACTGATTAAGAAAAAAGCTGACAAGACCATGGGTACAGGAAATGCTAAAAAAGGATTTTCTTATGACCTTAAAGGTGAAAATCTTGACGGTGAATTCAAAATCAAACCAAAAAAGATGGAAACAAAAGAAGCTTCTCGTACTTATGGTAGTGGTTCTAATTTCAGAAGAGGTGGTTTACCAAAACCAAAAGCTCATTCTAAATTCAATTCTGCAATCCAAGAAAGTGAAACTTTGAGAGAAGTAAGTATTCTTAGAGAGAAAAACGAAGAGTACAGAAAAGCTCTTAACATTTTCAGAAATAAATTAAATGAAGTGGCAGTATTCAACTCAAACTTAGCTTATGCTACTCGTTTGTTTACAGAACACTCAACTTCAAAACAAGAAAAAATAAATATCCTTAGAAGATTTGATGGTGTTGAAACTATTAAAGAATCTAAGAATCTTTACAAGTCTATTAAAGATGAACTTTCATCATCTACAAGTCAACCAATGAATGAGTCAATTGAACGTGTAATTGAAAAAGTACCTTCGACAGGTTCAGCGGCAAACTTGATTGAGTCAAAAACTTATGAAAACCCTCAATTTATGAGAATGAAAGATTTAATGACAAAATTAAGATAATAAATAAAAAATAAATTAAACAAAAACAAAAAAACTAATCAAATGGGAGCATTATTAGAATCAGGTCTTGTTGGTAACATCGGTCTTAAGCACCTTAAAGTT